ACCAAAAGTATTTCCTATCGGAAGAACAGAGCAAGAAAATAATAGAAAGACAAAAGAAAAAAATTCTTTCTTAATTTCGGCATGGAGTTCGCGCGATGACGATGTTCGAATTTATGAAAATGGCATTGTTCCAACTTTATTAGCCGCAATGGGAACGGGTGGTGGACACGTTCCATTTGTGCAACCTGTTCTTGACGTTAATCATTTTACGAAATCACAAAATGGACGAACAATTAAAAATGATGGTGAGCCGATGTTTACCTTAACGGCGAGTGATCGTCACGGAGTTTTAATAGGGGATACTCCATTTGTAACTGGAAGAGAACCAAAAGATATTAATGTTTTTCCTACTATTGATGGACATTATTGGAAAGGAATACAAAACAATCAAGGTAGGGGAGCCGTAAAAAATATTGAATATGATTCTGAAGGAAAAGAAAAAACAAGAATTAGAAAGTTGACTCCTTTAGAGTGTGAAAGATTACAAGGGTTGCCTGATGGTTGGACAGAATTTTATGAAGATGGAAGTAAAGTTTCTGATAGCGAGCGTTATGAAAGATGTGGGAGAACAATCAGTATTCCAGTTGTAGAGGCTATAGGGAGAAAATTGCATGAATTCTATTAATAAATTTTCATTTGAAACAATCAAAGATTTTGACGACCATATAGCAAAATCAATTCCAAATTACGATTTATTGGCAGATGCTATTAGAACAATAATTCCTTATTTTTTACAAGATGATGGTGCAGTCATTGATTTGGGATGTTCAACTGGCGCTTTACTTGAATCTATTAAATTTGATGGTTTCAAATTAGGTATAGATTCTTCAAAAAATTTGTTACCTGAATCTCACGATTTAACTCAATATTTTTTGGGTGATATAAATGTTGCCGAACTTCCACCATCTTGTGTTGTTTTATCTATTTTTACTCTTCAATTTATTGATAGAAAAAACCGATTCAATATTCTTGAATCAATTTATAAATCTTTGAATGATGGTGGCGTATTTATTTGGGCTGAAAAAGTTTATGCTGAAACAGGGTTTTGGGAAAACATTTTAACTTCATCTCATTTTGACTTTAAGCGAAAATCATTTTCAACGGAAGAAATATTAAACAAAGATCAAGATTTGCGTGATGAGATGCGCCCTAATACAACCGAACAAAATATGTATTTAGCGAACATGGTGGGATTTTATGATTTTCAATTACTTTGGAAATTTTATAACTTCGAATGTTATCTGATGGTCAAATGAAAAAAGATATATGAAAGCCAATATAAAAGTTGCAGGAGTTGAATCTGTAGCAATAAATTCTTTAATTGCTTATCCCATAAATCCTAGACGTGGTGATATAGATGCAATTGCTTCTTCGTTAGTTGCTCATGGTCAGTATCGCCCTATTGTGGTTCAGACCAAAACGAATTATGTTTTAGCAGGAAATCACACATTAAAAGCGGCAAAAAAACTTGGTTGGAAAAATATAAAAATAACGAAGGTTGATGTAACTGACGAGCAAGCAAAAAAAATTGTTTTGGCAGATAATCGAATAACTGACTTGGCTGGTTATAATGAACCCTTGTTGAAATCCTTATTAATTGCTTTACCCGAACTTGATGGTACTGGATTTAGCGAATCTGAAGTTGAAACATTAGGAAGATTATTGGATGGTAAAGATAAAGAAACTATAAAGGATTCCAAGCCTTTACAAAACGATATTGAAATTAAAATAAGTGCATGGTCATTTACAATAGAACTAGAAGCCTACGAAGCATGGTGCGAACAATTGTTCGAAGAATTTGGCAAAACTCGATCAAAAGCAATAAAAGGAATTAAAGAACGTTTAGGTTTACCAGAAAGAATCTTTGAACCTGTAGAAAAAGTCATAGAACGCTCACAGAGCGAATCAAATGACGTGGAAACTGTATCTTGTCAGGAAATCTTGACACACCCCTTAAATCCCCGTGAAGGCGATATTGGGCAGATTATTGAATCTTTAACTACCATGGGTCAATATAGACCAATTGTGGTGAATAGACGAACGAAGCATTGTTTGAGCGGAAACCATACATTGACTGCCATGGTGCAACTTGGGTGGGAGAAAGTTGCTGTTCATTGGGTCGATGTGGATGATGTGGAAGAGATTAAAATTTTAATTGTTGATAATCGAACCTCTGATTTGGCAACTTATGATTCAACCGAATTACATAAATTGTTAACTAGCACGAATTTGATGGGTACAGGGTTTAGCCCTGAAGAAGTGAGTGAAATTCTTGCAGGTGGAAAAACAAAACCGGGTCACAATCCAATTGGACGAACGACAATTAAAGTTGGTAAATTTGGCATTAGAGTTCATACTGAAGATTTGAACAAATGGGCAAATGAAATATGGGGTTGGAAAGATATTGCCGAATTATTATTAATGCCAATTGAAGCGTGTGTGGAGGGAAAAACATGAATATAAAAACATTTACAGATGACGAAGTTCGAATTATTAGAAAAGAATTTGTAGATCGAAAATCTTCAGCAAAAAGCCCTAACATAATTTCACTTGCTAATCGTTTCGGAGTGAGTCAAGAAACAATACGCAAAATTGCCAAAGGCAAAATTTATAAGAAGGTTCAATAATGAAACCCGCTATCAAATATTTATTGACGAATGGTAATAGAGAATTAAAAGCGGATGGAATCTTTACTTGGTCAATTCCTGCTTTAGCCACAAAATTGTCAAGTGGTAAAAATTTCTTAACTTGTCCTAGTGCTGGCGTATGCGCTCAACTTTGTTATGCCCGTTCTGGCACTTATAACTTTTCAAATGTTAAATCTGCTCATGTTAGAAATCTTGAATTAATTCTTGATAGCCCTTTGTCATGGAAGATACGAATGAACGAAGAATTAAAAGCAAAACGTTATCAAGGCAATAAATCTGTCCGTATCCATGATGCAGGTGATTTTTTCTCTGAAGAATATTTTTTGATGTGGGTTGAAATAGCGAAAGATAATCCTCATGTATTTTTCTATGCTTACACAAAAGAAGTCGAAATGGTTAAGCGTAATCAATTGCCAGAAAACTTTGTAATTATCTTTTCCATGGGTGGAACTCAAGATCATTTGGTGGATAAAGAGAATGATCGCCACGCTGACGTGTTTCCTAGTCTTGAAGCATTAATAGAGGCTGGATATTCAGATCAGGAAGAATCCGATTTACTCGCGGCTACTCTCCCAACAAATAAAATTGGTATCGTGGTCAATAATATTCCTCACTTAAAAAAGAAACAGGGTCAAGAAACTTTTGCATCTTTGCAAATGGCTAGATCATAATAAACCGAAGTAGAATAAAGTCATGGGAACAACAGTTGTAAAAACGGCTACAAAAAAAATGGTGAAAGGCAGACCTTCACCAATTTTGGATGATCTGACTCAATCTACACTTTTGGATTATGTGCGTCTTGGTGTTCCGATTAAAAAAGCAGTTGCATCTGTTGGTATAGCGGAAAAAACTTTTTATAACTGGATGACTCGCGGATTGAACGAAAGAGAACGTTTGCAAAATGTAAAAGATGCAAAACCAATTCTAACCGAGGGTGTTTATTTGCAATTTTTACAGTTGGTTGAACGGGCAAGAGGGGAAGCCTTTGTTAAAAAAATTGCCGTAGTTGCTAAAGCGAGTAATGATGGTGACTGGCGAGCGGCGGCGTGGTGGTTAGAACGTCAAGCACCTGAAGAGTTTGGTAAAACTGACCGAATCGAACATACTGGCAACAATGGTGATTCAATCAAAATTTCAGTTGAAATGGGAGATTTAGAAGATAAGATTGAAAAAGTTTTAGCAATGCGAAAGCGTTCAAATGATTGAACGTTTGATTGATAGGGTTCTCAATGCCACAAATGAAGAAAGAACGGCAATTTATTTTTCATTAACTGAAGATGAGAAATTTGCATTGAGCGCAATTCTTGATGCAGAAATAGAAAATCCGTGGGCAAGGTGGGAACATGACCCAATTGGATTTATTGAAAATGGCTTAGGCGAAACTCTTTGGTCAAAACAAAAAGAGATTTTGCAATCCCTCTTGGATAATAAAAGAACAACTGTTCCCGCTTGCCACGCACCGGGAAAATCTCATTTAGCCGCGAGGGCTGTTGCATGGTGGATGAGTGTTCACCCACCGGGAACTGCTATTGCCATTACTACAGCATCAACTTTCAAGCAGGTTAGAAATATTATGTGGGCGCAAATTAGAAAAGTTCACATGGCGCATGATTTACCCGGTGAAATTCTGACAACAGAATGGAAAATGCAGGGTACGCCTATGGCATACGGATTTAGACCAGCCGATAATAATGAAGCGGCTGTTCAAGGTATCCACGCTCCACATTTATTAGTAGTAGTTGATGAAGCGGGTGGACTTTCCGACAAAATTGGTAATGCACTTGAAGCCTTAATGACTGGTGGACATACTCGACTTCTCGTATTAGGTAACCCGCCGACAGATCAAGAACAAACTTGGTTTGAACGAATTTGTAATTCGCCTATTTACAATACAATTCCTATTGGTGCTTATGACACACCAAATTTTACAGGTGAAAAAATCGGTTTATGTAAAAGTTGCCCGCCTCACGTTTCTGAGCATGAAATTTCTAGCCACTTGGTAGATCACACATGGGTAAAAGATGTAATAAGCGAATTCGGTGAGGATTCACCTTTCGTTGAAGCCCGCGTATTTGCAAGATTCCCACAATCGGGTACAGGAAAAGTTATTCCGTTTACATGGGCAGAATTAGCAACCAATAATGATGAACCGCTTGAGTCTAATTTAATTCGACTAGGAATAGATATTGCTTCAGATGGTGGAGATGAATTCGTCATTGCGAGCGCGGATGGTTTCAGAATAAAAATAGTTCATAGAAGTTCAGGAAAAATAAATGCAAATGCGGTAGATGTAGCGGGAGTTATTCTTGAACACATTAATAACGCTGTATCAATCCACGAAGAGCGCGGGATTAAAGATAAAGTAAGAGTAAAAATAGATACTATCGGCGTGGGTTGGGGAGTAGTATCTTTACTTAAAACATGGCAAGCCGAAGGTAGGCATCAAGGCGAAATAATTGCTATTAATGTTTCAGAACGACCAAAAGATCAAACTAAATTTAGAAATCAAAGAGCGGAAATGTGGTGGAACGCCAGATCATTACTTCAACCAAAAGACGGAAAGCAAGATTTATTTTTAGATGTTGACCGTCAGGTACTTGCTCAACTAGCAGGTCCAGAATATAAATCTGATTCTTCTGGTCGTATACAAATTGAATCTAAAATTGATATGAAAAAAAGAGGAATTCATTCACCCGATAGGGCTGAAGCAATTCTTCTTGCTTTATATGAAAATAAAAATACAATTAATTTTGAACTGCCAATTTCATTTTCTCAAACAAATGATTGGGCGCTTTAAAAATATGCGAAAAATGGTATATTAAAAAAACGTAAAATGGTATACCTAAAGCGGATGGGTCATATTAAATCCAAATCATCTCTAGTAATTTCTTTTAATCTAAGTTCATCCATGGCATCAAAGCCACAACTACATTTAATGTTAGTAATTTTTTGCAATCCTGAATCGCTTGGTGCATCAACACTAATAATTTCTGCGTCAGAATGATCGTGTGACGTATCGCCAAAATTATTAATTATTGTTCTTGATTCAAAAGTTGCTCCAACTGGTTTGAAATCATCTTTCCACCAGATGACATTGAAATCACCGTGAGTAGTTGCATAAGTCATCGAATGGGGTTGAACTTCTCGAAGTTTTTTATAAACTTCTTCTTCAATTTCATTACGATAAATTTCTTTATAATGTTTCAAAAGAACAAAAATTGTATCGTTCATTACAACACATCCAAAGGTTCAATTCCAAAAATTTCTTCATAGAGAATCGAACCATCTTGCCAGTCAACCCAATTTCCATCTGACGTAATCTCAATATCGTCACCCAAAATCGTTTTAGCGTAAATTAGTGAAGCGGTTACAACCGCATCATAAGGTTTGAAAGCCGTTTTGCAAAAGTTAAAACCTTTTTTTTCGGTGTTCATGTAAAAACTTTCGTGAGAATTTTTTCCTACGCCATTTATTATAAATTCGTTGGATTCAAAAGTTGCGTCCAAATTAATGCCAGCAATTTGCGCCGTTGCAACTATTTGCAAAACCCCACTTGTAATTTTTGAAAAGTTTTCCTGACTTATCGGTTCCGATAATTTCCAGTAGTGCGTATATCCCATGTTATTTACTCCTCCAAGGTAGATTAGTGTAAGTAATTTCTGCGTAGGATTCCACGTCTCCGTGGTAATCACCCGTTTCGCACCAAAAATAACACACGAAAGGGCTTGAGTTGTTTTCTTTTTGTATTGTGAACCGAAGTCTGCGATTACACTCAGGACATAACCTTTGCGTTGCGGAAACTACTCCACCTATTATTGCTTTTTCAGGAATCATTACGCACCTGCCTTCATGTGACAGTTGCAGGTACAGTTATTGAACCCCGCTAAGCGACCTTGATACGCGCAAGTAGGATGTTCGTTGTAAGCGCAAGGAATACTTGTCATATTATTTCACCCCTAGCAATGCGAGTGACTTTTTGAATTCTCTGGCAAGTTTGCGAGTACGGAATAAATCTTCCCGACCACCTGAGCCTTGAACTGCCCAACGATATTTGCGTTGGTTGCTTTCGTACTTTGGTTTTTCTTTATGTAGGTCAGCGATTCTCAACATTATGCCACCGCCTTTTCTTGGATAATGTTTTGAACAGTTTCAGCGTGTTGCTTGAAGATTGACTTGAGTAAATCTTCTTCGCCCTTGATATACTTTCCAATATCTGTGATGCTGAATTCGCGCTTGTCATATACTTCCCCAGCCTTACCGTTTTTCAAGATGGATAAATAACTCACCTTGATGTGAGCCTCTGGGATGTAAGAACCTTCTCCCCAAACGCTTTCGATATAAACATAGTTCAAGTAATACTCTTTATCGAAGATTGACACCTTGACTGGGTTTTCCTCTGTTGAAAAACTCAATGAAGTGTTGGCTTCGTGATGAACAGTTGTGACAGTTTTGCCACTTGTTTGAATTTCATACTGACTCATTTAATTCCCCTTTCTGAGAACAATCTTATTATATCATACCCCTGTTGTAAATGCAACTCGAGATCAAGCAACAAGTGATTTTTGTTTAATTACTCCGTGGTCGAACGAACGCCAGTTTGAAATTTGAACTTTTCCACCGTTAGATAACTCGAACTTACTCCCACCTAACCAGATGAAAGAGTTTCCGCTCCAGCCATTGACAAAATTAATCTCTCGATCAAAAACAACATTATCGCCAATTTCTAATTTTGGTTTTGCGTAATGACTTTTAACTTTTTCACGCCATTCTTGAGCAAATGAATTTTCAGTCGGAGTTAACAATTCAAAAACTTTTTTAGGGCAATCGAAACATAACGGTCCAGAATTCTCCCAAATATCTTTTTGAGCAATCTGCCCATTTTTGCGATCAGCCAGAGTGATACAAGCGGTTACTTCGCCAGTTTCAATATTTTTCATTGCGAAATAAATCGGAACTGAACCATATTTGCGCCTACCCTGACCGTAAGCAAGAATTTCCCATTTTGGGTGCAATCCTCGCTTCAAATCATTATAAACGTATTCGGCAGTTTTTTGATTTTTGCTTATATTCGAAACATCCCAACCCATTATTTATTGCTCCCTACTGCTACGAATTCTTTCGAAATTCTATATTGTTTCCCGCCGAAACCCGCTACAACGAGCGCGTAATCTTTGGCTTTTTGTAATGAGTCGAAAGAGTATTTTTGACTCTCTCCTCTAAACTCAACTACGAAAACTTTCTTTTTCATTTTCTTGTCCCCCTCTCGGAACATCTTTAGTATATCATACCCCTGTTATAAATGCAAATTGATTAATGACCCGTGGAAGCGTGAACTGGCGAGCCGTCCCATAACCATCCGTTAGAACACGAATTAATTTTTATTGCTGGTGAGCCATACCCATATTGAACTCGGTGCATCGTGATAGGTGGGAACTTAATTTCGTACTCGCCCGTTTCATAGTTGTAAACCTGACGAGAACCAATTTCACCCGTTGATTTTGTTGTCCAATAATCTCCGTTTGATTGGTCAGAATACTCTCGCACTTGACCCGTTTCTTGAACCCAAACAGATGATTTAGTGGCTCGAACTACTTTATAAAATTCAACGTTGGTTTGATCGTAGCCCCAACTTGTGTAAAAAATATCTCCAACTTTTACCTCTTTGATTTCAGTTGCTTGACTCATTTCTTAACCCCTTTCAATAAGTTAGAAAATTCTTTTTCAAATTGAATTACATAACACTTTTGGCAAATTTCACCAAAACCTTCATACCGACCAAACTGAAGCCCGCATTTCACGCACTTTTTCATTTAGTTTCCTCTCGTGTAACTTTTTATCGGCTAACCATTGAATTCGCTCTTTAGGGCATCGGGCTTTGACCGCACCATTCTTACCCCGCACCTTTACTCC